CCTGCACGATCCGCTCCGGCGGTACGTTGTACAAATCGTCGTAGGCCGTCGCGATGCACAGCCGATGCTCAGGTACGACCGCATCATTGATCGCCAGCACGCTGCCGGAACCATCGCAAGCGATGTCCGAGATCGTGACGCTGCCCTGCACAGGAGGCAGCAAAGCCTCCTGCGACCCCTGCACGTACCCGGGCGCGACCAGGCTGATGAACATCCGATCGATGCGTGCGGCGTCAACCCGATCAGCATCGCTCGGCAAAGCGAACCCGCCGTCCAGCGCGCCGAAGTCGATCTTCACCTGCGCGTCGGTCGGCGTTCCAGTCGCATAGTTCCACAGCCGAACCAGCCACGTGCGCGCGCCACCGCTTGCATCCTGACCCTCGATGGTCAGCGTCGGCCCGTTCGGCGCATCGAGCGCCATCACCCCGCTCGACCGCCAGCGAAAGCTGAGCACGCTATGCGAGTAGTCGCGGTTCGTCTCCCGCGCATGCGCGGGATGAGCGAACCTGTCCTCGCTGTCCCAAATCAGCCCGACGAGGTCGCCCTCCCGCAGGAACTCGCAACTGACGCTGAGCCCATGCGCACCGGCCGTGGTGACGATGCTGGCGACCGTTCCGCGCGGGAAATCGACCGTCCAGTGGAGCGGATCGAAGCGCTTCACGTGCGTCGTCACGATCTTCGCGCCGGGCCGAGTGAACCACAGGTTCATCGCGACTTGCTCAGCGCCGATCGCACGGCGCTCGCCAGCTGCCTGCTCGATTGCCGAAGCACCTGCGGGTCGGACGGCGTCGGCGCCTGAATCGTGATCCCCACCCTTACATCCCGCGACCCGCCGCCAAGCTGCTCGATCCGTCCGCCATTCGACGGCACGAACAACTCCGGCCCGCGCTCGCCCACGACATAGGGTCGCCCGCCGCTGACCGGCCCGCCAGTCGCCCGCCCCGGCGATCCGAGCAGCGAAGCGACCAGCCCGCTCAGTCCATTGACGATGCCGGCCCCCAGGCTCCCGCCGGTGCCGGCACTCGAACTGAACAGCCCGCGCAGCGAAGCCTGCGCGATCGAGTTCATCGCCGTCAGCGCCACCTTCTTCAGGTCGTCGAAGCCCACCTTCCCGGTCGTGATCGCCCGCGCCAGCGCATTGTCGATCACGCGCCCGGCACTCTGCGCGCCGGTCGCGAGCGGACCATCGAGCTGCCCACGCATCGCCGCAACGTCGCGCGCGAACGCGGCCGTATCCGCGCGCACGCTGACGACGAGCTGGTCGATTACCTCATCCATGCCATGTCACTTTCATTGATCCGGAAAACGCCGGCGAAGCGCTTCGATCGTGGCCAGGTCAGACGCGTCGGGAATTGCCGCAGGCGCCTGCAGCGCCAGCGACAGCTCCGCCGGCGTCGCGCTCCAGAACTCGTCAGGCCTCCAGCCGAGCAGCACCGCCGCCGCATGGCAAAGCCGCGCCGCCCCCTCGCCGAACAGCTCCGTCATCGCCCCTGGAGGATTTGCGTCAGCACCAGCTTCAAGGTCGGCACGATGCCCGCCAGCCCCTTCTCGACCACCGCCTCGCCGATGCGCTCGCGCGTGATCGCCTTCGGCCGCCCGCCAGTCAGATGGTCGAACAGCGCAACGATCTGCTGCAGCTTCAGCAAGCCCGCAGCCGCGCGTTCGACCACTTCGAACAACGACCCAAGCTCCTCCTCCGCAGCGACCAGCGCGCCAAACGTCGGCCGCAGCACCAGCTGCTCGCCTGCCACCTGAATGCTCGCCTCCCCGCGATAAGCATTCGCCACCGTCACAGCGGCACCACCTCGCCGGAGCTCTCCAGCGCCAGCGTGTAGTTGCGCTCGCCGTTGAAATCCCCGGCATATTCCAGTCGCGTCACCAGGAACGCGCCCCGCATGCGCTCGCCGCTCTCGAAGCTCAGCTCATAGCTCTCGAGCGAACCCGACAGCGCCAGGCCTTTCACCTGCACCTCCGCCGCGCTCCCGGTGAAGATCCCGCTTGCCGCGACCGACACCGACCGCACGCCCGCTCCCGACAATAGCTCGCGCCAGCCGCCGCTGCCCTTGTTGGTGATCTCGACCGCATTGCCGTTGATCGACAGCTGCGTCGTCTTGAGCCCCGCGACCGTCGCATAAGCCGGCGTCGCCGAGCCATCGCCGATCTTGAGCAGAAATGCGCTCCCACGCTCCGCCGCCATTCGTCTCTCCTTTTGTGCTTCCCCTCCCTTTCAAGGGAGGGGCTAGGGTGGGTGCGCAGCCGCCAGGCTGCGCTAGTTCACGCCGTCGCCAGCATTCGCGCCCGGAAATCGATTGCCGCAGCCCAAGGTCCCGCAACATCGCGGATCACCCGCCGCCGCACGAGCCGCATGGTCACCAGCTCCCAGCCATCCAGATCAGGAAGCTGGCCGACGCCGGCCTCGACCGCGTCAGCCAATGCATGCAGCCGGACAGGTTCATCGTCCCAGATCGTGATCGCCACAAGCACCTCGCGCCCGTCGGCGCTCTTGTGCCCCCAGTCGCTCTCGGTCGTCGCATCGAGCGCTACATACGGATAGCTCGCGCGCGCCGGCGGGCCGTCGAACACACCCGTCAGCTCCTGCACGTTTGCAAGCGCCGTCGCGATCGCCGTCTGCAGCGAACCGCCCGCGCTCATTTCAACCCTCCGCCAAGAAAGCGAAGGCTCGGATCGACAAGCCAGCGCCTGATTATCCCGCGTCCGACGACACGCACCTGCGCACCTTCGACATGTACCGAGTTGCCGACCAATGTCCGCAGCTGCTCCGCGATCTGGCCGAGCTTGCGGCGCTGCGCCGCCGCGGCGATCTCCTCGCCGCGCCTCACCAACTTCTCGATCACGACCGCACCTCCTCGCACCGCATCACGATCCGGTCCCGCAGCCGCGGATCGTCGAGCAGCTGCCGCGCGACGAAGCTCAGCCCCTTCCAGCGAACCCGCTGCCCGACCTCGATCCCGTCGCGCCGGCGGATCGTCACGCGGCAGCGCGGCAGCGCGCTCAGCGCCTGGCCTTCGCTTTCCGGGCCGACGCCCTCGATCGCGACCGCTGCAAGGCAGCTGCAAACCTGCTCCCACCCTGGCTCCTGCAGCCCCATCGCATTGCGCAGCGACACGGGCCGCTCGATGGTCACGCGCTCGCGCAGCGTCCCTGCGAACTCGCTCATGCCAATCGCATCCGGCGATAGGGCCGCCACAGCGCCGTCACCGCTGCCGGCGGTTCGCCGCCCGCCTCGTCGCGGGACGTGAACAAATGCCCGACGAGGCGCAGCACGCCCTGCCTGATCGGCTCCGGCACGCCATTCTGCTCGTCGGCCATGCCGGCGGTCCCGCTCACCCGCAGCCGAGACGAGCCGGTTGTCTGCGGAACACGCACCCAGCCGTCCCCCGAGAAGTCGATGTCGAGCGTGTAGCCGCCAACCGGAAGCGGCGTAGCGACGCCGTTCTGGTCAAGCGCAGCGACATCGCTGAGCACCTTCACCGGGGTGATCGGCACGCGTTCCCACCGGCCGCTCGCGGCCAAGTCGCATTGGAACGGGCGCGCCACCACGACCTGATTGATGAACGCTTCGCACAGCGCGCTCGCCGTGCGGATCAGCCCAGCGAGAAGCGCCTCCTCCTCTCCCGTTTCGATGCGCACATAGGCCTGCGCCTCGGCCATCGCGACGATTGGTTCGGCAAGCCCAACCATCAGCGCTTCTCCACGCGAAGCACGATCGAGCGCTCGTCGACACGTTGCGACTGGCTCACCATGCGGTTGGTCAAACGATAGATCCGTCCCGCGATGCCGCCGCCGACGTTCACCGTTGCGATGCGCTCGCCAAAGTCGCTGCCGACCACCGCCGCGCCGCCCGCCTCGTCCGGCGACACCGACCAGCTGCTCTCGGCTATGCTGTCGGTGTCGCCAAGGTAATCGGCACCCCAATCGATGGAGTAATCGAGGACCGCTGCCGGGTCCTTGAGCAAGAATGTCATCTTTTTCCCCTGGCTGGAGTCAGCGCGCTTCGGGCTGCGCGACGGCGTCCGAACTGGCGACGATGGTGCGGTTCCTGGGCGCCTTCTTCGTGGCGGCGCTGGTTGCGGACGCCGCCTGCCCCGCGACCACCACGTCGCTCACCGCAAGCGCGGCGATGCTCACGCGGCCACC